GCCATTTTTCTTTTTTTATATTGTTACTACACGACCTTGAATATCTGTATTTGGAAACTTTAATTCAAATATAGAAGGATCTAGTGAAGGATATATAACACCATTTAAAGAACCGGCAGAAATATCATATGAGTATTTAGAATATCCATCTACTTCGCCAGATTTATTTACTATTCTAACATCCTTAACTGTTTGAACTCCTTCTACTACATCTAATAATGAGTATATATCACCTAATATAATTGGCTCATTTATACTCCAATTATCTATATTAAAATAATTTTGTAGCGCTAAAATACATCTAGCTATTACATCTTGACTAGTATAGTTAGGTCTAATAATGATATCAAAATTACAGCCTATATTAATTACATAAGCAGGTTTTATATTAATAGCATCAGTCATCATTCTATAATCAGATAAATAAGTTTGTAAATTCTGAAGTAATGATGGTGAAGGATCTGCTAAATTATTATTAGCATCAAGACCTAATACATATAGACTAACTAATACCTGGTCTTTTTGGCTAATGTCACCTTGCATGTAGTTATTAAACGTAGCATCATCTTTAGTTATATATGCCTTTGATATTTTACCATATTGGGCAGGCATACTAAGAGTTCTAGCTAGATAATCTTCCTGAGTTACTGCTCTATATTGAGTAGAAAACTCAGCTCCTATATTCATTCTAAGTTCATCTACAGTATCTCCATCACCTCCACCAGATGCTGGATCTGGATTATTTACTACTATAGTATTTTGATAGGTTGTATTTCCTGATACTGTTGATGATGCTATTTCTGTTATTTGACCTGATAGAGCATTTGCACTAGCGCCTCCGCCTACAAGATATTGAAATGTTATAGTAATATTTTTTGGGGCTATACCGTATGTTCTTGTAGTTACAAAATTAGTAGGATCAAAAGAACTAGATAGAGTACTTAATCCCCCGCCTGTAAGACCTACACTTACACTATTAGGATTAGGCAATAAACTTCCAGTATCTGATATAGAATTTATACCTGAGCCAAACTCTATTTCTAATGAACCATCAGTTCTAAATCTAGAAACGAATCTTCTTTCAACTTTTTCTTTTTTAATCATGTATGGAACCTGATTAACATAATTTATAGACGTATTTGCTACAGGCGTTAGTATATAATCTTGTGCTAAATATGGTACTTCATACCAAGTATTTCCATCTGAATCTTTTGCAGATAATATTGTAATAATGGAGTTATCGGTTATATTAATAGTAGCAAAACGTTGAGGAGCAGAAAAGCTAAAAGCTTGAGTTTTTACTTGGCCAGATAATGCTTGAACTGTTTTCTTTAATAGGTAAGATGTAGGAACATTACTGCCATTTATTGTATAAACTTCAACATTAGTAGGATCTAAAGAAGATGACGCAGAAAAGTCTATTTTTTGTGGAGCATAAAATAATACTGAGCTATTAACATTTGATCTTACTTGCATGCCTTGTTCTATAGTCATAGCATACACAAAATCAGGAGCCACATTACCCTCTCCTATATTAACTGCTGGTACTTGTTGATAGACATCAAGATTAACTATAGCAGCAGAAGTTACTTTAGGCCTATAACCTAACATATAAGCTAATGTAAATAAATTACCTTTTTGTTTAGCATATTGTAAAAATGTTTCTTGTAGCTGGTTGTCCATATAAAAAGATAGTACATCTCCTATATAAGAAGCCATGTCAATAAACATACTACCAGGACCTGCCTGTGTAAAGTCATTATAGACCGTAGGATAATATGCTTTAGCATATTCAATCAAATCGGTTTTGAAAGAATTAAAATCTTTATTTAAATATTTTATATCAACTTGGTTAGCCATTTTTACATATTTTGTATAGTCAATATAACCGAATCATTTTCATTTGATCTTAATAGTCTATAACTAAATTTTATATTTATAGAATTATAATCTGGACTTCCTATTATATCTAAAGTAGTAATCTCTATTTGTGGGAATTGATTTTCCATTTGAGTTCTAATAGATTGTTTAATATCATCAAATGTTTGTTGATCTATTTGCTCAAATAATCTAGCTCTAAGACCAGCTCCAAAAGTAGGATTAAATACCCTCTCTCTAGGATCTGTCAGAAGATAATTTATTATATTATACTTTATTTGATCTTTTGTAGTATACACAGAAGAAAATACATTTTCTGCATCAAAAGGTATTTTAACTCCAATTGCTGTAGAAGGCTTAAGGTCTAACGGTGATATTTGTTTTAATCCGTATGCCATTAAATTTCACCCCTTTCTTTAAGCTTATTCATTAATCCTGTAAAGTCTGGAACCTCATTTATTTGAACTGCGTCTATATTAGAGCTATTTCTTGCTGTACCAAGCATTCCTTGAACACTACCTACTTTCACATCTTTGGGTTGAAATGCCATAGATGGGTGAACATCTTCTGTTGTCATGCTAAAGTTCTCATTTAACATAGTTTCGGCTGTGTCATTTAAGAAGGCCGCCATAGGATGGTTTGATGCAAACTTAATAGGTTTTGGAGTGGATGTATTTAAAGTGCTAGGTATTTTAGATTTTACCTGCTCTTGGAGTGCTCGTTGAGGTGTTACCATTGGAGAGGATTTAACTTCCCTAAGTAGTTTAGGAAGCTCCTCATTAAGAACCGATCTTAGTTCTTCTCTTATTAATTTTCTTAATTGGTCTACTTGTCCCATATATTATAAATATTATTTTAGAGTGTTTTTAAGTCTGTTAATTTCTTTATCTATAGCTGCTATTCTTGATAGCACTACTGCATAACCTAAAGGACTAGGGATTAAAAGAACGGCCTTTAGCTTATTTTTTTCTACTTCAAGATCCTGGATTTTCAATTTTGTTGTCTCAATTTCCTTTTCTTTAATTATTTTTTGAGAATATGTAGAATTGGGATCACTACTTTTGAGATCTTTTATTAAATCCTGGTTGCCTTTGATCATTTGCTTTCTCATTCTATTTCGTAATTTTTTACCACCTGGAAGATTATTAACAAATGATTGGAGGCCTAATTCTTGTGAATCTTCTTCTGAGATTTGTATGTTGTCACTAGGATTTATACTTAGTGTATCTGGGTCGAATGTACCATCTTCTAAAAATTGAGCAGCGTCTAGAACTGTAGATATTTCTTCGGCTGACATACCTTTTAGGTTAGACATGACAAACCCTTTTGAAACTAACAAAACTTTTACTTCATTTATTATTATTTGATCTAAAGAAGCAAAAGTAGGCGTAGACTGAACAGCTATAATATTATCAGATCCGATTGCTATTCCGTATCTTCTTTTAAGATTAATACCTTCGTCAACAATTTGCTCTGTTACAATTTCAATATTATAATTACCAAATCTAGTATCTATAAGTTTTTTGTTAGTATTATAAGTATTAATAAATTCTTGTAATTCATTTCTAGTTTCTTCAAGACCATTTATAGTATTAATAGTTTCTTGAACTAATTCAGGATCTATATTAGAACACTGCTCCATGTTTAGGAGTATTATTCTTAGCTTAATTATAATCTCATTAATTACTATTAAAATGTTTTCAATAAAAATAACCATTAAAGTTAGAACAGCATTTATTTGTCCTAGTCTTTGAAATAATTTATCTATAAATGATTTTATAGTTTGTTGTTGTATCTCAGTAAATCCTAACGTGGCTCCTAAAGTAGTAAAGATAGAAGGTATTTGTAAAAACTTTAAAAATTTATCTACAGCTAATAGTACACTTCTTATTAAAAATATAAGTTGGATAATTACTTGAGCAGTTTTTATATACCCGATAATTTTCCTTGCTATAGAGTTTATATTATTAGCAGTTCTTAACATTGCTTTTACAAGAGGAATCAATCTTGCAGGATTAATTATTTTTTGTAATTTAGCTATTTGATCTTGTATTCCTACATCAAAAGTACTATCTAAGAAATTTATAACAGCTGCTGGGGAGTTTAATGCTTGAATTGCAATACAAATATTTCTTACATCTTGAATTAACTTTAATAGCTTTTGAATTTCAGCAGAAGGTATTTGATTTAC